TCCGATCTCCTGACTCATTGATAAGAATTCCTTTTGTGCCATTCACGGTGAACGAATCGTTCAGCGTCCTGTCTTCTTCATCTACATGGTCACGAAGTGCTTTTTGTGGATTGCTATATCCCAAAATTACTGCCACATCTTTCCCCACAAACCACGGTTCGTTGTCAATCGTTACTGTTCTGATTTTACCGAACTCTTCGTTATTGAAAATTTTTAATTCGCTCATTTTTCCTCCAATCTATGAAAAAATAAAATTCAACAGTTTGTCTATTCCGCTTTCTTGATTTGTTCGCCTGGTTTTTACAACTCTTTTTGCATCGAATATTCTTTTCAATATCTGCTTTGATTCTTCGAAATCTATAGAGTACCATTCACCGTTTATGCGATTATCTTTATACATTCTTTTAAATTCGGCTTCTATCTCAAAAGGGTTCGAGCAATATCCAGTTACATAGCACTTGTCTATTACCTTTCCGCTCTGATTTTGAACTACTTTTAATCGCCTTTCAAACTCTTCCGTAACGCCAATTTTCACGGAATTATCAACGGATTTTAGCAAATATACAACTTTCGCTTTCTCCATCTCAGCCACTTCCCGGCTGTCTAATTTCTGTTGTAACTCGTTCAATACCTTTTACCTCCTATTTTTATTGCCGTCGTAACCTCCGTGGCGGGATTGCTTTCTTTTCGTTTATCTCCTATACTGTAAATACAGGGCACTGCCATGCCTGAGTATTACGAAAGGAGCGATTTTATGAGACGTTGTAATTCGCCATTTAACGGCAATCGCTATGTGCTTAATAAAAACACTGGTGAAATCCATGATTTAGACCGCGAAACCTCGTGCTGCCGCATAAATGATATAAAGTCCGAACATATCTTTAATTGCAGTTCCTATGAGGAAGCTGTTGTTTTTTCTTCCATGCTTGACATCAGAAGAAACGGATGCGCTCACTGCATGCCAGAGAAAAACAACGGATAACCATTAAGAGCTGCTTCTTTTAAATGAGGTAGCTCTTTTTCAGGCATCTCCTCTTCAAGAAGTTCTGCAAATGCTTCAGGAGTTTTTTTGACTTCGATCAAGCCAAATACCATATTAGAAAACTCTTTCTCTCTAGTAATGGATTTCAATACATCGAATTTTTTTATCTTTCTATCCTTATTTTCTTCGTCAAGACCTATAAACTCATCGATATATTTTTCGATACGTTCAACCCCCTGAATTTCTTCGCGCAACTCTTCTGGTTGTTCAAGAATTTTTTTTGCAGTATTCCTGATTAAATTCTCCGTATTTTCCTTCTGAATTTTGATGTCATCTTCACACTTTTTGATGCGATACAGCAAGCAATCCCATGATCGTCTTGAAACCCACATCTTTCTCACCTCGCTTTCTTTTTCCCCGTCATGCCGATAGGTCAGCGTTTTTTTGTTTTGGTTTGTGTTGTTGCTTTCTTGTTGATGAACAAATCATAACTCGTTTTATTTTGTTTGTCAATAAGATTTTTAAAAAAATTAAATATTTTTCTTGTTGACTAACAAGTATAATAATGATATACTGATTTCAGAAAGGAGGAAGCCTTTTGGAATTAAATATAGGAGAAAGAATTGAAATCTTAAGAAAAGACTTAAGTATGTCCAGGAGAGTTTTTGGAGAAAGGCTTGGCGTCAGTGAAAGCGTTATTGTTAATATAGAATACGATCGCTTGAAACGCCCAGATCAAAAAGAATCCTTATATAAGTTGATTTGTAAAGAGTTCAATGTGAACGAAGAATGGTTAAGAACCGGAAACGGTGAAATGTTTATCCAATTAACAAGAGACCAGTTGATTACAGACTTTGCTGCTGATCTTATAATGGAAAATGATACATTTAAAAAAAGATTAGTAGAAGCTCTTGCAAAGCTGGATGAAAGTGAATGGGATGTCCTAGAAAAGCTCGCAGAGAGCTTAATTAAAAAAGACTAGGGTTTCCCCTAGCCTAAAAGCTTTATGCAGAATCGGTACACAAGTTCCAACACCTCAATATTGTTGGACTTGTTGACCAATTCGATGATAAGTTTTTTGTAGTCCATTTCGCAATCCCCCTAACTGCAAAAACACATGTTCGAAATCCCTGAACATATAATACTATTTCAGTGGATAAAAATCAATATTTTGTTCGAACATTTGTTCTGTTATTTTTTGGTACTTATGTACCTCTCTATTAAGTTAACAATCTAAAATCGGGAAACTTACGCGAAAATGGACAATCGTCCCATATCTGGGACACTTATTGATATGGAGAGTCGATAAGGTCAGAAATTCGGACTTTTAAGCCCTTGGCAAGCAATTCCAGCGTGTCGGCTGTCGGTGATATTTCACCGTTTGCAATACGGTTAATCGTTGATTTTGATATTCCGGTCGCAATGGATACTTGCCGGACTGATAGATTTTTCTTAAGCATGATCTTATCGAGTAGTATTTTCATAGTGGTTTTATTGTAGTATATTCCAGATCTGGAAACTACAGGTAAATAATGGTAATAATACGATATAACCGCTTCGGCGTTTATATAGAGTAAAGTGGTGTTAAGGTACATAAGAAAGTGAGGAAACTATGAAAAAGAAAATTGTAGCAATGCTATTAGCGGGAATTATGGCATTATCAATTACAGCATGTGGTGGGGATGCCGAACCATCCAAAGACACCGAAACAAAGACAGAAGAAACAACAGACCAGAAAGAAGAGAAGAAAGAGCCTTTGAATTTAACTGGAACATGGAAATCAGAAGAAGTCGAAGGGTCATATCAAGAAGCTACGATTTCTGATGATGTAATAGAAATAAATTGGGTGTCTGATGGAGGAAATACAAAATCACTTTACTGGGCTGGCACTTACGTTGCGCCAACCGAGCCAACTAACGATTACGCATGGACATCGGAAAACGATAAAGAAAAAACAGGGATGGCGTTACTAGCATCAAGTGACGATACAAAAGAATTTACATACAAAGACGGTGTGATTAGTTATGAAGCGTCCGCTATGGGAACTACAAAAAAGGTCGAGTTAACCAAAAAATAAAGCATTGAATTAAGAAAGAAGGAACATACATTGATTGATTTTCAGAACAAAAAAGTATTCAAATTAAGCAAAGGAAAAGAAAAGAACATTCCGAGAGAAGTTTTCAGCTTGCTTATAACTGATGAAGAAGTGGCCGGGTATTACTCTTCGATGAGAGACTTCGTTGTTTTTACAAACAAAAGAATTATTGCATGCAACGTGCAAGGTATTACAGGATCTAAAAAAGATTATACATCGTTGCCATATTCAAAAATGCAAGCGTTTTCGGTTGAAACTTCTGGTACTTTCGATATGGACTCTGAACTCACTGTTTGTTTTAGTGGATTAGGAACAGTGAAATTTGATTTCACCTCGAACTCAGATGTGCAATCTATAAACAGACTTATAGCGTCACACGTTTTATAAAATAAAAACCGCCCCAGTGCTACCAACACCGGGACGGCAATACATATCCGAAGATATGCGATTGAAATCCAAGAATATTGTATCATCTTCGGAGCAGTCATGCAAGCGGAACATCAGTTCGCACGTTGGCTGTTATTTTTATACTCATTTTTAAATACTATTTACAAGGGAGTGATGCAAAATGCAAGAGAAAATACTAAGATGCGCCATCTATATCCGTGTCTCAACGTTTGAGCAAAGTGTACACGGGAAGTCACTGCAAGCACAGAAAGAATGCCTGGAGCAATACGCAACAGACAACAATATGTCTATAGTAGGTGTCTATGCGGACGAGGGAAAGACTGCCAGAAAAGAATTGAAGAAAAGAAAAGCCATACACGCTCTTGTAGAGGACGTAAAAAGGGATAAAATTGATGTGATAATTTTCTGGAGACTCGACAGATGGTTTCGAAATCTGTCAGATTTCTATAAGGTCCAGGATGTACTTGATGAGCATGGAGTGCGTTGGATCTCGGTTTCCGAGCCAGGAATAAACATGGAGACCAGAGACGGACGATTGCAGTTAAATGTAGTGCTGTCGATCGGTCAAAACGAAGTAGACACCACATCCGAGCGAATTAAATTTGTGAATGAAGCATCTATAAGACAGAAAAAGCTAATATTTGGAGATGCAAATATGCCTTTTGGTTATAAAACAGGTGTTGTAGATGGAAAGAAATGCATGGTTAAAGATTCGGAAACAGAACACATGGTGGAAGATTTTTTTGAATATTTTAGAAATCATAACTCCAAGAAGGGCGCTATCCGGTACATGCAGGAAACCTATGGAATTGATTTTAGCTATGGCATGTTACGGACGATGTTATCCAGCGAATTTTATAAAGGGACGTACAGAGGATACCCTTATTGTCCAGCATACCTGTCAGAAAAAGAATGGGATGAGATGCAAACTATATCGAAAAGAAATATTAAAAACACGCCGTCTGGTAGAATATACCTATTTACAGGTTTGATGCGCTGTCCTGTGTGCGGACAGAAATTAGTTGGCACCGGATGCTCATCAATTATCAACCGTAAAACCGGAGAAAAAAGAACATACTGCTACTACCGTTGCAACAGAGCGCTTATTGATCATATTTGCACGTATAGGCATAGGGTAAGCCAGAACCTTATCGAAAAATATCTGCTCGAAAATCTTGAAAGAGAGTACGAAAAGTATAAGGTCCGCACCAACCAGATCAGCGAAGAGTTAAAAAAGCAAAAGAAAGCGAAAGATCCGAAAAAGCTTAGAAAAGAAATGGAACGATTAAATTTGTTATTTCAAAAGGGGCGGATCTCTTTTGAATATTACGATACGGAATACAACCGGCTAGAAGAAGAATACGTGCACTCTTCCAACCCATGCCAACAAAAAGAAGAAGCTCGCAATACACGATACATAGAAGAATTGCTGCAAACTGATTTTCGGCAGATGTACAACTCTCTTTTGCTCGAAAACAGGCGTTCTTTTTGGCGATCCACAATACAGGAGATTTACCTAAATGATGACAATACGATTAAAGCTGTAGATTTTTTATAATCTGTTTTGTACTAAGTGTTTAGCCCCATTTGGGGCAGTATAATTAGTACAAAATAAATGATACAATATTCAGGACGGCAGATCCATCCGTCCGACACTCATATATGCCGCCCGTAAAAAGGTGTGCATCATTTCGGTTGTCAGGATCATCCCTTCTGGCAGCCGGAACTTGAATGTATTACCTGGTATCTCCAAAAACTCTTGGTAAAGCAAAAATGTATCGTAAGATTCGTATATTTGATATTCCATATCTATCCCCTCCATTTATTCCATTATATCATAAAAATATTTTAAAAACTTTTCATTTTCCTATTGACTTTACGCCTTATAAGACGTATAATAAGGCCATAAGATAAAGCAAAGGAGATACGAAAAATGAAAAAATACAACTTATCAAAAATTATGAAAAGAGCATGGGAACTGGTAAAGAAAACATCCTTCGGAATCTCCGAAGCTTTAAAGAAAGCATGGAAAGAAGCGAAAATGGGAGGAACAAAAATGACAGGAACAGAGAAACAGATCAACTTCGCAAACGATCTGATCAAAAAAATGAACGAGCAGTTTGATGCACTGATCGCAGAGTGCAAGGCAAAATATCCGGAAAGCGTGAGCATGTGGGAATCTCGCAAGGAAGAATACAACAGAATCCTTTCCGAATCTGATGCCGGACTCGTAATTGATCTGCTGAAGTGGAACAATGAAACAGCTTACATGAAATACTACCAGAGACTTATGTTTGATCTTAAACACGAACGCAATACAATGTGCAGAAGAATTTTAAGTGAAGTTTACGGAAAATAATTACAAGAAAGACATTGTAGCAAGACGCAAGTGATGTATATGCTGACCTATCGGCTACGGGGAGAAAGAGGCAGAAAAATGAAAATCAATGGAATCGGAACAATTAAAAAAGAAGAAGCAATGAAGATTTTAACGAGAGAAGGAAGGGAGGCAGTTAAATCTGGGGAAATTACAACTGAAGAGCTTGGACGCATGTATAAACTGGAAATGGTTAAGAAATTATCTAAAATCGGAAAATACGGTTGTACGTTTGCCGAAAATTATAATAGAGTGCCGCAAGAAATCGCCGATAAGTTATCACCGGAAGAGATTGCCGAATTAGTAGATAGTTTTTATGATTGCTATAGTGATGGGAGAAAGAGGGGTGAATAGAATGAGGGAACATTTAAGCAGCGTGCAAAGATTAAGAAAGGCTACAGGGCTAACGCAACAAGAACTTGCCAATAAGACTGGTATTAACATTCGGCAGATACAGAAATACGAGTACGGAGAGTACGATACCGGAAAAATGATGCTCAGGAACGCAATTGCTCTGGCAGATGCGCTGGAATGCGATGTACGGGAATTGATCAGATAAAAAGAAAAGGATAAGCATTAAGCCTATCCCTATCTTTTAGCTATTTAAAGCTACTTCTAATATTTCAATCCGCGAAACTGTGATTTGCTCAGTCTCCGCAATACAGAGCATCATCTGTATTGGACAGTTTTATAATACCACATTTGTACGGGTGTGTAAATACATTAGTAGTAATTGCGTGGAAATTTCACCCCTCAGAGATTTAATCTCCGAGGGGATTTTATTTAGAACAACTGGAATCTATCGATTGCCTGTCCGAACGCTCCAGCATATCCGTCCTGTCTGTTTCCGGTCTCATTATCATACTGCCAATCCCAGTATGTTCCATTTACCGGACTGACACGGTACTGCGCTTTCTGGTAGCCATATTTTGCCGCATAATCCGCTGGAGTATTGTAGTACACCTCGATTGCATCGATTGGCTGTCCTGTACCTGCATAGCCGTTGTTGTGGTCATTCCAGTTACATCCGGTCACATAAGGCAGCCACCCTCTGCCGATTACGTGAACTCTATACTTTACGGATCCTTTGTCTACCTTAATAGCTACATCCGTGATGCGCTTGCCCTGAATCCCGGCAAAATCCGTGAGATTCCGCACAAACGGCAAGATGCGTCCGTCCTCCAGTTTGACGGCGTAAGTAAATACTACTTCCGGCTGTCTCTGTGCAGCTTGAGCCTGCGCCTGTCCACCAGACACATAAGTTGGTGGCGTGACATTACCACCCATGTACTCCTTGATTCGCTTGATAAAATATGATTTCGTAGCTTCTCTGCCGCCGTGAATCTCTACAGATCTGTGAGGGCATGATGTGGCATACACTTCCTGATGGAGTCTGATTGTGCTTGTGCTTGGTGTGATTCCATACTCCTTGCACTTCTGCGCCGCCAACTGCAATGCTTTTTCCTCGTTTGCTTTAAATACATCCAGATCACCCATACTCTGGCATGTTTCGATGCCGAGATAGTTTAAGTTTCCATTTGTGTCCCCGCAATGCCATGCACAATTCATATCATCCTCTGCCTGTAAGATGCCATCCTGTGCTACATAATAGTGCGCAAATCCATTTTCAAGCGGATGTGTCTGTAACCAATTTCTGTAAAATGCTGCATTGGCGTTCTTGCTTCCAGCGTCATTATGGATAAAGATTCCCGCTGGATTTCTTCCTCTGTTTCCTGCTACTCCACGACAAATACTCATATTTTCTCCTTTCTGTGCACAATCGCACAATTACATATCAAATTTAATGTTTTCCCACTTTTTATAAGCATCAAAATAGATCTCATTTTTATCTCCATTGTAAGTGATCTCGTAATACATACCATCACTTACTGGCGTACTAAGCAATGCCTTGTGATTTTGCAGTGTTTTGCAATACCAAACTACAAATACATCATTCACAGTCATGTTGCCAGATGCGTCCGTCTTGTCCTTGTTTTGGTTAAAATAATCTGCTACCTTCGCCTTGCAAATGTTTAAAAATTCCTTGCTTCCCATGATTTTAACTCCTTTCCGTGCGATGTCGCACAATAAAAGAGGACGATTACCCGCCCTCCTGCTCCTGTGATTTATTTGTTAAAACATCCAGTGCTTTTTTTAACGCTTCCGGATATTTCACGCCCATAATTCCAACATTTTCCAAAATCGAGATACCCTCATTTGCTATAAATGCCAGTACTACGGCTGTGCGGATGTAGTCTACGCCGAGAGTGACATCCAGCCGATATGCAATAAGTACGATAAGTAGGGATACCCCTTTTCTGCACAGGCCTTTCCATGCAGAGTAGCTGCTTAGCGCACCGTTCTCCGATTTGTTGCTCTTTTTCCAAAAGGCAGCGATCAGCAATCCAAGAACAAAGTCTGCACCCATAAAAATGAGTAATGTAGTCAAGTCCTCAGACCATCCTCCGATCAGGTTTACGAAACCTCCTGCAATAGCTCCGAATACCATGCATAAAAACGCTTTTACATTTGCCAACTGCTCCATTTTCTTCATATCCTCACTTTCCTTTCTGATTTTAAAGTATAAAAATAAGACCATTACGGTCTTGCTCTGATCTCCATATTCGCTCCTTTAGTCATCCGTGATCCATGTAAATGTCTTTATGCGCTCACAGTAGTCTGTCTTGCCAGTTACAATGGATATTCCTCCGTCTTTTGTAATGTAATACCTGCCAGTCCCGATAATTGACGTACCAACCAATTCGCTGTACGTCTCTACTATGTCTACGACTGGTCGATATCCTACAGGGATCTTTAATTCGTCGAACGGTCCGTGCGATCCTGTGTTTGGAAATTGTATAAGTGCCGTGATTTTACATGTAACCACGCACCCTCTCCTTTTTAGCTCCGCCTGTATATAGTTGGATGGGTTTGTGCTGGCGAATGGTCCTTTTATCTTTCCGGAGTCATAATTTGTTGCTTTAGATATGTTCATTTCGTATGATCCGGAGTTTTTAACAAATATACCGTCCCGTTTAAAATTAACAAGGTTTGAAATGGTGGCTCCGTCAAAATACTGCGCAATCTGCGTTGGGAATATAGACAAGCTTGTGTGTCTGCCGCTGTCCATCCCATTCGCTACAAATACGCCCTTGCTTATCGCAGAGCTGTTTATCCCGTTTTCATCTTCGGAGTAGATCTCTCCGGTATTTACCTGGATAAAAAAGTGTCCGTCCAGACTCTTTATAAGTCCAGCGGTTACAGTTCCGAGGTTTGCGGCAATCGCACTTAGCGTCTCTACATTCAGATTTTCTACAGAAATGTAATAGATCGCCCATTTACTTCCATCCCATCTTTTAATCGGCTCTCCACTTGCTGTCTGCCAGAGCTGTCCAACTTTTGGATTTTCCGGGGGTGTGGGAGATATGATAATTCCACTATCCCCTGTCTCTCCGTTGTCTCCACGTACACCGATAATCACAGGTGTGGTCTTGGTTTCCGTGCTATTGGTGTACCGGATAAGGTCGTAGCTCCATAGGTTTTTCTTGGTTTCGGTCATGTCTTGCTTCGTGTCCGTCCATCCCGGAGAGGATACCGTGATTCCCGTGCTTTTTTCGGATGCCAGATAATACTTGGTCACACTCTCGATTCCTACACCGTCCTTTCCGTCATCCCCGTTTTTTCCAGGATCTCCCGGTGCTCCATCGTCCACCTTGGTGATTGTTACCTCATAATATCCACGCCGGATTCCATTTTCAGTTGCCACGAAAGAGTACACCGCCTTGGTATCCACATCCTCTGCATTTACTGTCACGCTCCTACCTACATAAAACTCTGTCCCATCTTTACTCCACCGGATTTCCAGATTTCCAGACACATCCACACCGTTGTTGTAAGCGTAGGCAGTCAGTGTAGTGCTGCCGATGCCGTTTTTAAAGATAATGCCGTTGTTTGTAGAGATGGAACAGGTGTAGACTTTATTTTTTGAAATCAAGTCCTGCATCCTTTTGATGAGATCGTCGGATATTTCGGATGTAAGCTCTTTGTAGTTTGTAAATACCGTCTTTGCAGTTTTTGGATTGGTAAGACTCCTGATCTGTTCTGATACTCTTGCCTGTAGATAAAGGACTGGTGTCCACTCCTGATCCTGCATCCTTACCGTATCCCCGATGTTGGTGTCAAAATATCCGTCCACCTCGTAGGTTACTACTGGCTCGGATGCGGTCTTGAGGTCAGATAATGCCATGCTGTACAGCTTGTCCTTGCTGTCTGTATCGTACTCTTTACGCATCAGGATATAAGCATCAGCCTTATTTACGATGTTGGATGGGAACCGGTCCCTTGCCTGTGGTGCGCGGATGATCGCACCGTCTGTAAAGTACTCGATATTGCCGTTTTCATCGTATTCTTTCTTGTCAAGACCATTGATTGTCAGACCGTCCTTTCCGGTCGGCTGGATGCAGGTGTAAAGCTTCTCGGCATCTGTGGTTTTTCGAATTCCGGTAATTCCTTTCCCGTACCGCAGTACAATGTCATTCCGGTATTCTCCGACTCCGCTGTCTGTATCGGAGTGTTTCCGATATACATTTAGGACAATCTCTTTTAAAGAGTAGTCTCTGTTCAGTACTGTCTCAAATTCGATCTCCGCAGAAAAAACATTGGCCAGAGAAAATAATCTCTTTAACACGGTCGTTGTGCCAGTCCATTCGTTGGTAATCCGTTTGTCCGACACCTCATTGAGTCCCAATTTAAGCGTTCTCTCAGCGTCAAACACGGCAAGGTACTCTTCAAAGCTCATGGCTTTTCCAGCTTTGTATTCGCCAGCATCCTCGTTAATAAGCTCAAACGACAGAGACCATGCCGTAGCAGTAATTGTCTTCTCCGTCTGATCGGTATTTACAATATTTAAGTAGTAAGATTTACCCTTGTAAGTAAATGCCACCTTGTTTCCGACTGTAACATGTTCTGCGTCTGGATGCTTTGCATTTACCGTAAAAGTATAGGTATTCGCCGCTCCCTGCAAATACTCATGCAGATCATCATCCCAGTAGTGCATAGACTTTTTGTGTGCATTATCCATAAATGCTATAGGCGTGTTATTTGCACTTAAAATTGCAATTCTAATACTGTCCATTACAAGTAAACCTCCCGTATTTTTGCTTTAATCTGTGGCGGCGGAGCAGAGAAAGAAGAGTAGCAGAACTGTACTTCCGTTGTTCCGGGCGGAACTTTTGGATAATTAGATCCATCAATCTCATCTCTTTTTGCCGGCATCCCGTTAACATAGACCTTTGTACTCTCTCCATTTATGGACACCACATCTCCAGCACGATACCGGTTCGGCACATCTCGGTATTTTTCCACGTTATCCTTACGGAACCAGATACTTTTTAAATAATTGTGCGTGACGTACTGGTTCGTGAGGTTTCTGTCTCCCCACTGCCCGATCCAGATCTGGATTTTTTCGCATTCCATATCCTTAATCTCTGGTATGTTTCGCTCCATATAACTTCCATACCAGAAAATCCGCAGCTTTTCTCCCTCTTTTAAAAAGTCGTTGTGGCATCCCATTTTTAGGTTAAACGGATTGCCCTCGTAGGCTGTCGGCTGGAACTCTTCCCGTCTGAGCAAGGTGTTCCCTGGGGCAAACCACTCGATACGCGCCGTATTACCTGTGGCATCACTCTTGTTAATAGACATGGAGCAGATCACTTCATTTTTCCTTGTAAGAAACGCAATAGTCTGTGCTCCCGTCTGTCCCATCAATCCAGTCTCGAACCAGTGCTGGGTGTAACAGTAAAAGTTCTTCGCTCCACGTCTGCCCTCGCTGTCCACCGGGATAGTAAGGGTTTTCATTCCACCGTTCCAGTATCCGGATGTTGCCTGTCCACCTTTTAATGCCATGACGTTATATCCGGCAACATTCTTGACTTCGAGTGTTCCCTGTGTGGTATTTTCTGGATTCTGATAAGAGGTGCCGCGATCGTCCTGAAACAAGCTATAACCGTTAAACAGTTCTTCAGATGCTTCGTAATTCTCTCCGTCTGTCTCTTCTTGCTTGCCGAGCTGGATCACTCCATACTGACTAACCAGTCCGATAAAGCCGTTTTCGTGCTGGTGCGTGATCTCATAGTCCACATCCGCCCATTCGGTGCCGTTGTTTTTAATGGTTATGGTCTGGTAGCCGTCTTCCTGTACTCCGTCAAAGGTAAATTCTGCGGTTGAGTACGCTACCCCATCCGGAATGAGCCATGTGATCGTGCCTTTCCCAAACATTGCAACCTGTGTTATATCAAAATTACCGTCAGGGACAGCATAAAAATAGCGATCCGGATAATTCCCAAACACAAGCCTTTTCGGCTCTGTGACGTTCAGGATTTTCTGAATCGCGTCATAGCTTGCCAAGATATCGCCTTTAATTTCAAAGGGCATTTCAAGCGTCTTTGATTTATATGTTATGTAGCCAAAATCCTCTCCTTTTGCACTTTCTGCTCCGTCAAGGAGTTCCGACTCTCTATTTACTCCGCTAAACGGAGAGAACCCGGACAATACACTTAAGTATCGCCCGAGTTCCTGATCGTCAAATTTTACTGATAGGCTCAATTTCTATCCCCTCCTAACATCTTCCGAAAACTAGAATTCTTTTCTATTTGTTTTTCCATTGGTGTTGCAAGTACTCTGGATGTCTCTACAGAGTCAATTTTATTAACAATCTCTAGTGGTCTGTTGGCAAGTCTGGATAGACGGTCTACTGCATAGAGTAGCTCGTTGTTATTTTCAGACTTCCGGATTCCAACGCTTTTCTGGTAAGTTTGACTTCCAGCACTTTCCGGCACTGATAACGTTATACCGCTCACAGATGCAGACAACTGAGACACCACCTTACCGGATACTTTTTTCATCTCTTTGTACGGCATATACTTTTCGTATCCAACACCTACGCCCATTGCAAGGTATTTCCCGACTTGGTCTCGCATAACTCTGGATGGGGAATGTATGCCGAAGAAATCTTTGATGGACGAAACAACACTGCTTGCGAATCCTCCAATCTTGTCAATAATCCAACCAGTCATGTTGGATATTCCGTTCCACAACCCCTGCACAATATTGCTTCCGATTGATGCCATCTTACCAGGCAGCGTAAGAATTGCAGATTCAATTCCGGACGCGATTTTTAGAGCGGCAGTTTTCACATAAGACACCATCCCGCTTATTGTACTCCCGAGATTGTGAATAGCAGACTTTCCTATATTAGCAAGCGTTGAAGGTAGATTCTGAATAGAGCCTTTAATTCCGTTTAATATATTAGTACCGGCTGTTTTAACAAACCCGACCATAGATGTAATGCCATCACCCAAGAACTTAATTATACTCTTGCCAAGGTTTAACCACTGGAACGCCATCAGCACGTCAACAATAGCTGCTATAATCTGCGGAATGTTTGCAATCAGAGTTGGTATTGCCTGAATAAGTCCGAGTGCCAACTGTCCAAGTAATTCAGCACCCTTCATTAGGATTGTTGGGAAATTATCATTAATGATGTTTGCAAATGTCGAAATAATTTCTGGAACTCGCTCAATCAAAATCGGTATTGCACTCACAATTCCTTCTACCAATTTCTGTAGCAACTCGAATCCTTTTTGAATCATTACAGGAGCTGCTTCTGCAAGTTTTTCACCGATCCCTTGAATAAAATCAAGCACTTTCGGCAACGCTTCTGGAATCGCCTGTACGAATCCATCAATCAGATTACTCAACAATTCATATCCTTGCTGTAACAAGCTTGGCCCTTGTGACGTAAGCTGCTCATATAGAGTTGTAATAAGCTGGATTGCAAGCGAACCAACAGACGGCAATATCTGCATCATTCCGTTCACTATTGCCTGTATGATCTGAATTCCAGATGACAACAGTTGCGGTATGCTGGTGCTAATATTTTCCGCAAACGAACTTATAATCTGTGCTGATGCAGTCACAATTCCGGGCAATGCTTGTATAATTCCCGTTGTTATGTTGGAAATGACTTGTCCACCTATCTGCATCATTTCTCCGAGTTTTCCGGAGTTAAGTGACTGCGAAAGACTTTCCATCAACAGGTTTCCGACTTCTGGGAGTTCTTTTGCAAGTCTTGGGACGATCTGCATCAAATTATTTGTTATATTTTCAGCTGCGGCCTTTACGGCATCTGCCAATTCCTGTGGGGAACTTGAACCATTCAAAAAGTTGTCAAATGCTGCTTTTGCGGATTGTACAGAGCCCTCTATGGTAGTTAATGCTTCTGCGCTCGTTGTACCTGCAATTCCCATGTTTTCTTGAATCTTGTGGATTGCCTGAATGATCTGGTCGAACGACACATTGTCGAGATTCTCTATTTTTTCGTTGAGAATGCCACTGTCGTTAATCAAGCGGATCATTTCAGCCTGCGTTCCACCATATCCAAGTTTCAGGTTATCCAACATTGTGTAGTTCTGCTTCGCAAATCCCTGATAAGCATTTTGAATATCAGTCATGTTGGAACCAAATTTATTCGCATTGTCTGACATGTCCACCATTGCCATGTCTGCTATTCTGGCGGCTTCTGCGGTATTGTTTCCGAGTCCTTGTAAAAGTGATGCAGAAAAGCTTGTTACAGTCTCCATGTACTTATTTGCGGATACACCAGCTGTCTTATACGCATTGTTTGCGTTATCGATCACTGTCTGCGCGCTATCTTTAAACAGCGTCTCAACACCGCCTATGTTCTGTTCCAAGCTTGCAACGGAATCAAGAGACATTTTAGACACTGCCCCAAATGCTGCGGCAACTCCAGCTACTGATCCGGCAATCACTTTCAATCCACCACTTGCAACACTGCCAAGTTTGGAAATTCCTGAATTGAATCTGGATTCGTTTATTTCTGTGTTAAATTTTAATGAGCCATCATAACCCATACTATCCCTCCTTTATGGATAGCACAGGCTCAATGGCTCAATTTAAAGTGCTTAAATCTTAATCTCTACTTCTTTTTTGCACGTCCGGCACTTGATAAATGCATTGGTGCAAACGGAATTGTTGTTATAAATCAATAGCTTGCACCCGCAAAAAGGACACTTATACCACTTTCTCTCAAGTGATGGTTTTTTAATTTTACAACTCATCTGTCACCTCACATAAAAGCATTTCCGATATCATAATCCGTCAGGCTCTCAGATGGCAATTGAATTGATTTCTGGATCTTTTTAATTCGTTTTTTCTCTTCTTTGTCTTTAATTTCCGATAAATCAACACTGCGGTACATTATTCGCTGTTTAATCTCTGTATCGTCAGACAAACCATCAAAAAGCATCCGGAATTTCCACCAATGCATATATTTAATGTCGATTAAATCAATTCCATAATCTCTGAGAAAGCCGGATAATATATATGGATAATCAATGGAGTACGAGAATAAATTTTTCTTCGGCTTTTCTTGCAACTTTTCTTGCGGTTCTTCACAATCACCTGTCTCCGCAACCTTTGCACAGTTTGTATCCATCGTTATAAAGTGGGACAATGCGCTTATAGCTTCTTCATCTGCAACTACATCATCAATAAAATACTGCTGTATGATCGCGAATTTTTGGAGAGCATCAAGCTCTTGGTCTTTCAACATGTCCAAAAGCCTGATGTATTCACGGAAATCCGTAATAACCTTGATATTTTCCCCTCTTACATTTACTGTGCTCGGTAACTCTTCATAAAAAAAGTTCATTATTTCTTCGCCCGTCTCTGTGCTCTATTCGGTGTGTATTTGCTAACAACAGAGTTCCGTCTCTTATTTACGGCATTGATTTCTTTTTCACATACAGCAATGAACGAATCATAGCACTCTTCGCAAACTCTCAAATTCATTTTCCCGTCAAAAAGTTTTTCAGAAGTACCTTCCTCGAAAATTCCGTCAAAAATATCATAAAACAACAAACAATATTCTCTGGTTATTTCCGATATCTTCCCAACCTTTTCAAGGTTCTTCTCTCTCGGCTCAATGCTTTCAAATACTTTTTCGTATCTTTCCAAAAACTCTACGTCATCCATATCTATTTCAAGTTCTACATCGTTCCATTTCCACTGGCTCATTGGCTCACTCTCCTATTCTTTCTCGTATTTTTTACCGCCTTAAAATCGGCGGCAGCTACTCCCCCATGTAATCTCCCTTGGCGTAAGTAACTGTCTTGGATGTAATGTCAGTTTCCGTAACGTATCCTTCCTCAAGATCGGATACAGCTTTCAGCGATCCATTGTAAACCAATGCGTCTGTTCCATCTCCGTCCGAATCCGGGATAACTGCGTAAGTTCTCTTTGTTGCGTAACACTTGTCACCTTTCGTGTTCTTTTTGTAAAAATCCACCGTGACCACTTCCACATGTGCATCATCCGCAACTTTCTCACCGTCATGGATTTTTGCAATTCGCTCATGTACAGGATTCCCTGCATACATATCAAAAGAGTACTCTGTAGCCGGAGCATATCCAACTACATCTGATCTCTCGGTGCTTTCATCCACGTACTGTCTGGAATACTCTTTCGGGTTTTTCCCGTTTGTCATTGCGGTAAAATTGGTCATTCTTTCAAATTTCGGAGAGCTGCCCGTTGCATCCGTGTTCATGAATGCCACACGCAAATGTCTGCCTACTAATTTTGGTGCTGTTTCTGCCATGTTTATACCTCCTGCGTATAAATTAAGCGGCACTCAATACGATACTTAGCTTTTTCCTCGTTGATATCGTACAAGTAACCACTGTTTAAAGTTTCGATTGATATTGGGTTCTTCTTTTCTTCGAGTTTTGGGAGGTTGTCATTGAAACTCTGCTGTTCCAACCACTCTTCGAAGCTCTGGAAGAATCCACTGTTTTCAATGTTAATTCGCGCGTCTTGGTCATATTCTTCTTGGCTTGTAAATGCGAATTGGAACTGCTTCTTTGCCCCACCGTCCATGTATCTCTGCATGATCGGGTCGCAAGGGAGAGGGTCGACAGAGTACCCCATATCCGTTCCAATGTAGTCCACATTTACACGTCCATCACTTAAAAACGGACATGTGAGAATGTATGATCTGACGCTGTCAATGAGATTTGACATACTTAGCTGCTCCTTTCAGGATAGAGTCTTTGTGGCGGTTTTTCATGCGCTCAAACCATCGTGATTTTTCCTTGTGCTCGTAATACTGTCTACGTGCATAAGGTGCAATCTGGTTGATCTCACCACTTCCAATTACGGTGCCAAGGGTTGCTGACTTAACAAGTACTCCTGTCCGTCTTGGAGTCTCCGGGTTCATGCGCCGGATGCATTCAGAGTCCACGAAAGACTGTGCGTTTGCAAAACCGGATTCCATACTTGGCTTAAAGCTGGGATTCCAGTCAAGCCTTGCCGTCACTTTTCCACCTTTTGTTGCTTGCGTATAAATTACACCTCTCGGTGTCTCAATCTTAAATTTCTTCTTTCCTTTTGCCACTACACTCCCACCACCTTAATATGCGGATTGCCGCCAAAAGCATTGTAGTTTGCAGATGTAATTCTAGTCTTGTCCAGTCCGTCCAAGTCCTTGATTGTCTGCATGTCAACCTTGCAATCTCCTTTTACAAGGTAATCGTCTTTCTTGATTTCTATGTTCGTATCCGGGATTCTGGCTGTGTAAGTGTCTGCTTGCTTTAACCCATCTGTCGTGATCTGCGACTTTTCATTTTTATACCACCATACCTCAGGTATGTAAGCTCGCTCCCACTCATCCAGTCTGGTTTCCGAGTTGTATTTCCGACTGTACAGTGTTGCATCCGTGTTGGTTATCATGATTCCACCCCCATATACAAGAGTCCTGTTGGATCGAGAAAGAGTGCTGCCGTATTATACATCTTTTTACACAGCAGATCATCCGCTGTCTCTCCGTTTCCTCCGCTTTCGTAACTGACGGAGTATCCGTCCGTGTTTTCGGATGTGACCGCGCGTCCAGAATGCTTGCTTCTGACCTTTTCATCATTTGCAATCAAATCACAGACGACGCAAGTAGCAAGCTTTACTTCTTCCATCTCCATGTTGTCATCAGCGCGCCCGAAGGTAATCCTCCGGACATAAGCTGATGCTTTCATAATGGATTTTTCAAACTCTTCTTTCGCCAGATTCCCCTTGTATGCAGAGGTATAATATTCATAATCTGCGTACAGATTCATTCGATCAACCCCCTACTCCGCAGCAGTGTGCACATAGATGGCCACTTTTTTGTTGTCTTTCGCTTCTGCGATACCTACGGTACGATATCCGAACTTCCAAGCATCTGCATCCTGGTTTGCATCCGGTGTGATAATCTTAGATACAGTGTGCTTCTGATTCTGGATTACTGCATTCTTGTCAACAATCAAGAAATCAATCTTCTTACCGCCTGTTGTTGTAAAGCCGCCGGCTCCAGATGCTGTCAACGTGACTTTGTCGAAAAATCTTCCCTCAGGAACTTCAATCACTCCAGCCCAGCCTTCCAGAACTTTCTTGGATGCCGTTGTATCAAGGTCCTCAATATCCCCTTTGAGTGCGGCAGAGATATACAGATAACAGGTTTCCGGCTTTGCCTCCGCATTTTTAATAGCAGTCTTGCCTTTTCTAATTGCTGCAATTCCGGCTTTCGCATCTGCAATCGCTGCTGCCACTTTATTAGCAGATAGTGCGTATCCTGCATAAGATGCAAGTCTCCAAGCGTCAAGCTCCGGAACAACCTGTGTTCTCAAAAATTCTCCAGAAAGACGTCCGAAGGCAACACCTGCAGACTCGATATTGTCCATAGCGTCCACAGTGAACATACGGCCTCGATCATAAGTACATTTCTTAGTCTCGTACTCAAGTGTCACGTCACCTGCAACATATCCTGTCTGCTTATTGTAATTTGCAAGACCGGACATCGTCATTTTCGGAATCAAAATTTCATTTGCGTTTGCACCCTCTCTCACAAGCTCATTCGGACCATCCAAAACCGCTGTCAAAGATGCCAGCTTGTAAACTTCGTCCAACATCGTAGAGTATGCTTTTCTTAATGCAATTGTGTTCGCCATATCTTATTACCTCATTCTTTCAAAATTATTTTTCTGCCGGAAGCCCCATGGCCGCTCTGATTGCTGACATATTATCTCCGCCAACATCAGCACCGCCTCCTGTTGCTCCGACTGCGTTCATGAATGGTTCATTAGAACCAAATAAATAAGCATCAGATTCCTTTACGGTTTCCAATGCTTTCTTGATGTCCTCAGACTGGTTTTTCGATCCTTTCAAAGCGTCAATATCAAGCATAGCCATGACCGCTTTTTCATTGCGTCCCCCGGCTGTCTTGATTGCTTCTTTGATCGTGTCGGAAAAGATGCGATCCGCTTCTTTAGCGGCATACTCAGCATCCTTGTCTTTCAGCTGCTGATTCAGCTTATCAATTTCTCCCTGCATAGCTGTTGGGTCAACATCTTTAAACTTTTCCAAAGATTCCGTTGTGGTCTCAAGCTGACTCTTATAATTGTCACGCTCCCCCTCTGCTTTGGTAGTCTTTGCCTTTTCAGCGGCAATGTCTTTCCCGTTCTCTGCCATGATTTTATCAATGACATCCTGCTCCAATCCAAGTCCTTTTAAAAATTCTGTTTTCATGTTTCCATTCTCCTTTCGCATTAGGTTGTTTAAGGTGTGTAACCATCCACCACGAATTGACTGTTTAAGGTCTCATCTACTGACCAAAAAGGCATAAAAATAACACATATCTCTATGTGCTAATCTCTTAAAGTAACGCCTGCACCTGCTCTTTCAAGCTCTCCGGTACATTATCAATTGTCAAGTGTCCACCTTTAATTCTGTTTGCCAAAAACTGCGCCATAATTTACACCTCCGCTTCCATTGTTGCAAGAATCAACTCCTGCACCGCCTGATCTGTGACTTCCTGTGCCGCCTGTGTTGCTTTCAAGTCTTTCTGCAGCTTGCCGTAGGCGCTCATACCATCATCCACTGCTTCATACTCTTTTATTACATTCTCCTCTGTCTCCGTATATCCGACAAAGACAAGGTTACTAAATCCCTCTGGTTTCTCTTCCTTGAGTGGTTTGTAGCCCTCCTTTTTGATGGAGCTGATTCTCACAGTTCCGTTTTCCATTATTTTTGCATAGTTCATATTACTTCTCCTTTCGGTATGTTACTTTAATATCGGGGTCAAGCTCCCCTCCGTCCGCTGTGATGACTGTGGTAGGGTGGTAGGCTTTTAATGCTCGGATAGCGTTTTGTTCGGATTGTGGTAGGGGGACGAATTCTGAGTTTTTCGTATGGTATAGCATTTCAATTGGATTTTCATCGATAAACTCTTTCCATTGTTCCAATGTCGTTACGTTCTCATTTGGCGCCCTGAAAAATTTATCTCCAGAGGTATAAGTAGGGTGGTCACTATAAATACATCGTTCGTTTGCGTATTTAATATCATACGCAGGATCTTGTATATTTCTATATGTTTTACAAAAACTAGCACCTTTTCCTCCGTATGCATCAATGATAGTAGTTGCAAAATATGAATTTTCTGGTTTGTTGCTGTGCAACCACTTTATTTTAGTTCCATCGAGTATCATTTTAGAACTCTGATACAACCACCCAATCTGTCCATCCTGCTCAACAAGTTTGTCCCACTTTGTGAGAGGGCGGTCGGATGTGAGGGTGAGGGTTTGTTCGGCGTATGGCTGATAATCAGTTTGAGCTGGGGAAATCTCCACTTGCAAAGTTTGAATGGTATCCAAGAAACTTCGAATACTACTTCTGGTGCACATTAAATATACATAATCCTCTTCCGCTGCGATCGTATATTTACTATTACTAACGGATAAATTTGTATCGTGATATAACCATGCGATAACACTACCTGTCTCCTTTTTTGTAATTCCGAGATAGAATTTTTTCCCTTCGGTCAACTTTTCTGTATAGGAAAATGTAATCATACTTCCTTTTTTCGCACGGATTGGGAATTTTAGATAGCCATCTCCTTCTATAGATATCCAATTCGAAACATCTTTTGCCTTTTCACGATCAAACAGATTCTTCCCAGTAACTTTCACACTAACTTCATACTTCTGCTTCTCTTCATTCCATTTTCCGACACTCTTGATTTCCTGCGGATATTCTGGGCTTGGAGATGGCTTGCCTCCTGTGTAGGGTTCGTATGGGATTTCTGTACTTCCTTCGGATAAAATGATATCTGCTTTCGATAGATATTCTTCTTGTAATTCTGGTGTACTATTTTTATTTAATTTGAATACAATTTGACCGCTTTCTCCTGTGACAATGGTTGCACTTTTTTTATCAGTGCTTGTGAAAAGCACAATATTTCCATTAGCTGCAGTATTGTCATATTTTTCTTTATTGCCAATAAACATTACTGTGGCATCCATACTTGGCGACATTCTATTTTTAAATATCGTCATACGGTATGATGTATTTGGCTTTAATTGCAGATACTTTCTCCTGTAACCAGCACCCTCATCCGCATAAGTGCTTATATCCACAAAATCCTTATAATTAAAGAGATTCAAACCTTTTGTAGAGAACTGATCCGTCTTCCCACCAAGCTCCAACCTCTCAAGCGGCGCATCCAAGCTGTTCGGAAGTACCAACATCCCTGCCCCCTCTAGCTCTACCCTGTCATAATTCGGTGGCTGTGGAGTGGAGACTCCTAGAGGACAGATCATATCCACTCCTATGATTCCTGTTCCGTCTACCATTTTAAGCATTGTACTTCCACTCCTTTTTCTGAGGTTGCTGTGGGGATGATCTGGACGATGTTGCTCTTTCCACCACCGTAGGAACCGTACTGCAATACCTGTGCGGTCTGTGCCGGAATCAGTACGCTTTGTTCTTTTGTTGCGTCCCTTTCCAGAGATGCGTAAATATCACCATCCGTAAAATTCTTAACCAAAAATTCGGATGATGCTGTCTCAAATTCAAAAATCAATGTTTCTTCCGCTGTCGGCTGTCTGATTACTTTTACTTTACTCATTTCCTAAACCTCCTAAATCGTTTTGGTACGGGTGCCACTCTGCCGCGCATATCGTAATAGATGCGCTCTCTTTCTTGTTGTAGACCCATTTTCTTGCAAAATCTGGTGTATTCTCCCAGTTGTCCTTGATACTTTGCTTTCGCAAGCATCACATCGTCTGGATCAGCTCCGCCCTGTTTTAGTAGCACAGCCTTTTCTCTCTGTGCCCTCATAGCGGTTTCCATTTTCCTCTGTTGCTGTCTGGCTTCGTATAAGGTGTATTCCTTGCCGTTAAACGTCTTAGGTATACTTTCCTTTCGGTTCTGCTCTACAAGCCAAGAATCAGACCAATTCCGCTCCGAGACGCCTTTTACAAAAGGGTAATACTCATGGTAACAGTTTGCTCCAAGTAGTCCGGTAACTGTTCCAAGACCGCATACCGTGACAAGTTCTTTCTTGCTCCATACCTTGCCTTGCCAGACAGCGTGTGATGGTCTCGCTCCGGCGTGCCACGCGACTTCGTAATGCTCTGTCCCAAGCTTATCGGCGTTCATTTCTGATATTTTCCCGGTAAGCTGTGACACACCCGTCATAACCGCTCTCCTTGCCGCCACATCTACCCTGCTATGCCACCCAGAAGCGTAGTCAATGCTTCTGAGTCCGCTGTTGGTGAGTTGCGTGACCACCTTGCGAATCATGGTGTTGTAGTCAAATGCACCGTAAACCACTCCCGTGATAGCCTTATCAAGGTATCCTTGGTAGATGTCGGATAATGGAGTCATAACGAGCCTACCGCCGCCATAATCCACATAAAATCCCATGGACTTTGTGACGTTCCGCAGATCATCATTGCTCTGCTGGATAAAGCCATCTGCAAGCTGTTGCAACTCCTTATTATCCTCGTATGGGATATATTCTGCATTAATCTGCTCGTAGATGTCTTTATTACGGACATATTCCCAGTCGATTACCTTGTCGTACAGCTCAAACACTTCCGGATAGGACAGGTTTAGAGCAGTTTTAATCATCTTTTCGATGTCCTCAGAAGAGTACCCGATGATCTGCAACCGGTTAATCTGCCAGTCGGCTGTGCTTGTGATTTTTCCCGCTTTTTTAATCCGGCGAACAATGTCCTCGAGAATCATCTGTTCCAAATCAAGAAAATGCTTCTCGATCTGTCCGGATAGCTGCTTTTTGTAGTCTTCCCTCAATTGGTTCACCTACTCCATTACTTTGATCTGCTCTGGCAACATCTTTTTCGCTGTGGCTTCGTCCTCGTTGTACCACTTCATGCGGTATTCCAAATGCGACATCACTCCCATACTCACGTCCTGTCTGTCCTGCTGACGCTCTGTTTCCTCATCGGTCAGTATGGAATCGTTGAATTTGCAAGAGAACTCATATCCCGAATTAAGCATACTGTTGTAGAATGCAAGCCCTGCGGCAAAGTCCTCTAAGCAATCGTATAAGTTGTTCTGGATCGCCGTCACTCGGTTGTACTTGCGGTTCTTTGATGCTTTAATTTCCGTGGCTGTTTTCGCTACTTCCTGCGCATCTGACAGGTCTCCATAAGCAAGACCTACAGAAAACTCGATCTCTCGCTTGTATTCCTCCAACCCGCGCTTAAAGGCTTCGTCCCTCATTTCTGGGGAGTATTCCTTTAATAATTCTTGGTCTTTCCCGACATCCAGATTCATTCCACGGTACAGCTTGTTTTTGAGTTTCGGAAGTCCAAACTTCCCGGTTGCCTTATCTTGCTTAAGTGCTCTATTATCCACATGGATAGCACGCTCTCCAGATTCGTATTCCCAATCAAGTCTTGCTCCCTGTGTATCCGCTTTCCGAATCAGTTCAGCGGCAGATTCGTACACTGATACACCACATGCGGAACCATCTATTTTATTTTTGATTGGATTACGGTAATACCCAAAGTCCATACGGTTCATTCCTGGGTATGTAATCGGTCCAGGTAGGATATTCTCCCATTCTTCCACCGCTTCTAGGCTGCATGGAAGACCGATATCATTCGCTGTCTGAGAATGGAAACACTTGTTTTCTATGGTCAGATTCCCGCCAATGAAATAGTGCCGTTCAAGCCTCGTGAAATAATCAGCGTCCCCAACCTTTTTTACGGTCAGAAATGCAATATCATTCGGCTTTCCATCATCCCCAAAACTGATCGGTATGATCTTGTCGGCTGAGATAAATTCGGCAGCCGATTCTCCCAGTGGTTTCAAAACGAATGACCCAAGCGCAAGGCCTTCCTGTAGGTTCTCATTCAGACTCGTGATATTCTTCTGATAGATCTTGTCCAGACGTTCATTACTTACATTGGTTTCCATTTCCACAAGTGCACAGTCTGCAAACTCTCGGCAGATTCCATCTTCAATCCCGAGGGAAACAATGCTGTCAGAGATCCAATCTGCATCACCATTTAACATCTGTCTCCATCTGTTGATTGCATCTATCATGTCGTTGGATAGTGCGATATCCTTGCCGATAATCTGTTTTAATGTTGTATACCCAAACATCCTCATGATTCCTTTCCAAAGTCTTTTAATCCCATCAAACATTTTCCACCTCTTCAATTAGGTATTTCATGTCGCGTTCGATCGTGTACTCAAACGCATCCAAGCTGTCAATGTCAGTGCTGCCATCGTCCAAGCGTTCGTCTTTGTCCTTTACTTCTTTGTCCCACACTGCATCAGAAAGAGCCGTTTGCAAACTTTCGCAATCGCTCGTAATAAAAAACCGCCCAGCCCCCATGAGCTTGACGGTGCATCTGATTCTGTCGTTAATTGGTCTTTTCTTTGCTGGTTTGACAGCGATCCACGGAAATTCTTTTTCTACTGCATTTCGAATGGAATTACCGAGGACTGTTTCTGCATTATCCCAAAATACGGATTCTACGTTGCAATACTGTACATAATCTCCACTTTTCACGCATACCGAATATTGTTCTATTACTTCTCGGATAAATTCGCAAAACAACTCATTCAACCTATTGCTGTCGATGTCTTCTTTTTCATCTTTCGCCGTAATTCTACGGGATTTTAGCGCAATTACATCTCTGTAATTATCCGTATATCCTCTGGCAACGAATGAGTGGCCAGATTGATTACCGCCAAAATCCAAGCCGATCTCGATTGATGTGATATCTTCCTTTCGGAACTGCTTATACTCTGAGTCTGGAGAGAACTCATCCACAATTTCGCATTTGAACGCTTCTGGGTTGTCCGCAAACCGCTTATAAATTGCCCCATCTGCTCGTTTCCATAAGCCAAGGATGAGGCGGTCATAATAGATTGTACCCTCATATTCCTTGCAGAGTTGCTTAACAAATTCTGGATCCAGAAATGGATTATCGAATATGGTGTACTTTTGGAGATAGATGTCCAACTCTACATTGTCAATGAACTCTTTCAACCAATGCGTGGGGTGTTCCGGGTTGCAAGCCCCATCAAAGCAGGAATACGGTTTATCAAGACGGGACTTTAACATCTGGAAGACTTCTTTGTTCCACTTTGCAATCTCATCCCCGTAACAATACTTGATGGATGCTCCCTGTATCTTCGCAACCTGACTGACCTTTTCTGCTCCAAGACAATACACATCTTCTCCGCACACCCTTGCCACATTCCGGTTGTTAATGTTCCCGATCAGATCACTGGTATAGATCTCTCTCATTGGTTGCAGGACGTTTCGCTCTATGGATTCTTTGGAGACTCCCATGATTACATTCAAGCCGGGCTTTCCTGCTCTTTCTCTGATTCTTTTAGGCACGATATAAGCAGTATCTACAAACGACTTTCCAGAACGCACCGCACCAGACTTGATATTCCATCTATGCGTTGCGTTTATTATGTACTCATTCTGTTTTTTGCTTAGCTGCATTGTCATGCAATCCTTTCAAGATTTCATCAAGCTTTTCAATTGCTGTTCTGTCCTCGTATTCCTGCTTATCTCTCCATTTGTCCGGTTTCCGATTCTTAAGCCAGAAAATCTGCGCTGTTGTGTCTCCAGGTATATATACCTCATCCGTTGCTTGTACAAGTTTCTCTTTTTCGCATAATTTCCCATGATCATCGTAATACTTCTCTTTTACTTTGAAAGTTTTTCTTACTTCATGAGTACCACCTAGCGCCCTTTCGAATAATGAATTTTCTACTTGCCTGTCAGCAACATCCTTATTCTTTTTTAGGACTGCCGAAAGTGCCGAATACTTATCCCTCCACGTTCTAAATGTCGAATAAGCGACCCCCATATTCTGCGCAATCTGTTCATCCGTCAGACCATCTCTCGCCCATCCCTCTATCTTTAGCAAGCCTTCCGGCTCTAGCCATTCCTGATATTTACCTTTCGCCATCCGACTCACCACCTTTAAAACATAATAAAAGCACCCATCTCTGGATGCCAAGAATTTAGGACTACTGCTGAAAGAATTAATAACGCCAACAAAAACCAAAATAACCAAATACACAATCAAAATTTATAAGAAAAAAGGAGGAAACTTTGCAGTAGTCCACAATGGGTATAGCAGGATTCGAACCTGCGACACGTCGGTTAAAAGCCGATCGCTCTACCTACTGAGCTATACACCCGTAGGATGCCTTTTATTGACATCCTTTACCCTATCCACAGCACTCGGGTACGCTGATTACACTAAATATAGATTGCTGAATCTATTTTTGTTCGTTGTTCTGGCAGATCTGCGGATATCTGCGTTTTGGTACCATTTGTGATGTAAAGCCGGTGTGCACTCCCAGAACAGACCTCAGCTGTGCAGCCTGTATACTTACATCACAAAGCCGTGTGCAGGGATCGAACCTGCTTGTCCCAACTGACCACGGCATAAAAACACCGCCGGACAAGAAAGGGGGAAAGTCCGGCGGTGTTCCGAATGTTTGGAAAGATTTTGAAGTCTTTCTTCTGACTCCATGTTATACTATATATTATTTAAAACGAACAATGTGAACAAAACGAACAAACTTTTATTTTTCTTTCATCCACCTTTGAAATTCCATTCTTGCACTATCTCCCGTGCAATTTCCTTTCATTTTCGCAGCCACTTCATCCCACGTCAGTCCTTGCATGACCCTGAACCGGATAATCCTCTGCATCCGCACCGGAGCTTTATTGATTACTCGCTCTGCCTTTACTTTAATCAGCTTCGCATTCCTCTTTCGCTCTTCCAGTAGTTTTTCTTCCTCATCCACATTCACATGACTCTCTGTGCATCCGGAAATATTAAAGCTCTGCGGCTGGTATGGAAACTCTGGATTGCTGCCTGTCACCTTGTCCTGTACGATCGTCTTTCTTCTGTGCCGTCTGATATCTTCTTCTGTCTCTTTTACCAATGCTTTCGCATCCATGTACTCATAGATTACGTTCTTGTCCAACTCAATCACCTCCCGGGATCCGCTCTTTTATGTTGTATTTCTCTGCTATGTACTCCACAGCGTCCTTATTCGCCCTCTCGCCGCCTTTAAATTCGCAGGCAAAGGCTTTATGCCCCTTTTGCTTTAAAGCCGTCTCACAGGGCTTCCTCGTTGCCATCTTGTATGCTTCTATCTTTCTCACGGGGTCTGCTGTCTCCCTTCTGTGTTTCATGGTTTCTCTGGTCATGCCGTCACCTCAATTTCCTCTCCTGCCAGTTCTTCCAACTTCTGTCGCATTTCTTCCACTGTCATTTTCTTTGGTTCTTTGCGCTCCCAGATGAGTTCAAGGTTGCTTTTAATAAACACATCTTCTATGCGTCTGAGTGATTCCGGAGTAATCCTATAGACTTTAACGATGTCTCCTCCTGTATAACCTTCCCATTTCAAGTCATCAGTGTAACCGTCTATACGATTGTATGCGCCTTTTCTTACTGTCTTCCCAGCCAATACAAGATACATGTTGCCATCTCTTTGTTCAACTACCATCCCATCTTCCAAATCTGCCTTGGTAAATTCTTTGTCCATGTAATCACTCCATTCCAGGATTTTATAATTGCACTTTTCTGCAAAATCTAAAGATGAATATTCTCCATCACCGTAATAACATGTTCTTTCGTTGTGCGCATCATATTTTGTATTTTTCAAATAACTTTTTCCGCTACACCACTCCATCCTATGTTTGTGCATCTGCTTGCAGAAGTCTTTCGCTTCTTCCTTAGTCTTACAGTGCACCGCAATCTTATTGTATTTATTTTTAAATTCATTCCAGTTAAACTTTTTCATCTTCCTACCTCACTATCTTTCGCACAATCCAATCCAAAAACACCACAAATAGCAGTATCGGGAATCCCGCAGCCATCAGGTAATCCGCACCTTCTAGTTTTACATCCTCTTCCAATCCTGTCTTTAAAGTAATCACGGTTCCCAGCCCCAGGATGTAGTACAGAGCCAGGAATGCGATTGTGATTAAAATGTCCATGCTATTCCTCCTTGTATGGTTCTGGAAGTGGCTGCCATGCAAATATTACCCCGTCATAAATCCCATAATCGTCATACCAGAGACCATATTCATCCTCTTTTTTAAATCTCATTCTCTTTACCGGATATTCTTCATCGTCACACGTTGCAAGATATACACCTTCTTTCTTAGGCATATTTTGTTCTGTGTAAGGGATCCAGTCATTATCTTTCTTTCCGTCCTCGTATCCTTTTTGATACCATTTTCTCCGGCTACATTCTCCACACTTCGAAACGTCGTCCATGTGAGAGCGGATAATGCTACTAATTTCGGTTGCCATACCTGTAGCACCTAACGCAAATAGTACATTGTGTCCAACCACATATTTTTTCTCAATTTCTCTTATCTCTTCCAAAATCTTCTCCAGTACGTTCATAACATCTACACCCCTCTCAATGCTTTTTCATTTCTTAATCTATGCCACAAAGCAACACCACTGTTATCCGTGTCGATTTCATTTTTCCATTTATCCCAATTTGCCGGAATAAATTCAATCCACTCTTTGTCTGGTAAGGAAATGGAAAGATTGTCTCTCGCTTTATCATCTACATTTAAAGGCGGTTTCCACAGATTTATGTAATATATTTCATATAAATTCATATCTGCTTCAGTATTGAACTCTGTATATTCAATCTTTGTCACGTTATGGATATCTATCGCTCTATGCATTGGTTTCGCAAACATATGTCCTCTAATCCTAGCTTGTAATGGTTGCTTGGTTCTTCCAACATACGCCAGACAATTTCCATACCAAATTCGATATAAAATAAAACCTTTTGGACTTGACATCACTCCGCCTCCAACAATCCCGCTTCTATAAATACACCTTCTAATAACTCACTCATTTTATTAGTATCAACGGTAATCGGCTCACGCGGAAACTCTTCCTGATTTCCACAGCACGCATACAATTTTGCAATTAAAATATCATATTTTTTCATCACTCCACCTCCTCATATTCCGGACACTCCACACAATACTCATACATGTCCTTATCTGCACACTGTATATTACAAATATCGTTGTCCGGACATTCTATGCAGCAATAATCGTGTCCGCATATACTTGTTAATTTACATTTTCCCATCATGATATTCCTCGCTCCAATCTAATCTCTGGCCGCACTTCAGACAGCATTCGTGCTCTTCTGCATGTCCATCAATAAAACATATTGACTCTCTGCAACTTGGGCAAACGAAATAACCTAATTCATAGTCTACTTCTTCTGGCTTTTTCGCCGTATCACGCTCTTTCAACTCATGCATCTGATTCATCAACTTCGCGCACTGGCTGTCCACAAAATCATTCACCTTGTTATACTGGTTCAAAATATCGCACACAAACCGACTCATCTTGCACTCTGCGCATTCATCTTCCAGTTCCATTGCACTTAGCTGATCTGGATACCTGCACAGGTTGTCGCAGATATGCTCCATCATTTCTGCAGTGATCCCGTCCATCCATGTTTCTTCTGTTTTTGGCATTAGTCATTCCTCCGTAATAAAGTCTTCTATACTCATCTGCCCTGGTATGTTTTCATCCTCCATCCACCAAAAAAATACCTCTTCCCCTGTCGTCCACTTACATTCTTTTCCTCTTCGTTTACGTTCTTTCAATATCCTGTCGAAAGCATTTATATACAATTGCTTATACTTTGGAAAATCCGCAAACTCTTTGTAACGCTTCTTGCCTGCCATAGGACATCCGATACAGCCAACACGATCATATCCACGTTTGTACAAATCGCATACTTCTATATGTTCTGATTCTATGTACTGCCAAATATCTGAATGCGTCCAGTCGATAATTGGATTTACAACCATTTTATTCTGTTGCATACAAAGCTCACCCATTCGTCTCTTTGATCCGTTATCGCTCATAAGCATAATAGCAGAGAAAGTCTCATTCTCATTGTAGTTTTTCCCAAGCTTTTCAAATTCTCCTCTTTCCGCTCTTTTATTCGATTCATCCCACCTTACTCCTGTTGCGATGTATCTATTTTGGCATCCCGTCTCTTTCAAGACAGAGCAACAGTATCTTACCAGTCTAGTCGGTGGCATTAACTTTTGTGGTATCAATTTCCACATACTTGTTGGTTTTCCTTTGTGTGTTGGCATTTCGATTTCGCATTTAATTCCTTGTAATTCCGTTTTTTTAATACTTCTTTGATATGGTATACGGTCTGTGGTGCATCTGCCGTTGTATGGCTGTTATGTACTTCAAACGGAATTCCGGATCGCTTAAAAATCTCTAACATCACATCACTATCCTTGCCGCCGCTGTATGTGCAAATAAGCGGTCTACCATAGTGGTGTAGACTCATTTCACTTGCCATTTTAATTCTTTCGATTGCTTTTTTCTCTTTATCCATTTTTCTCAGAAGCCCGGTATACCCTTGCCCCGGCCGGAGGCTGGCTCCTTTCTATTTTCGCTTATTTTTTATAACCTACTGCAAATACCTCCGCATTAATATCCGGTTTGGATTCGACATCGCCCTGTTGAGCCGGCAACTGGTCCTCACCCAACCCTCGTGAAACTCCATGTAATTTGCAATGTTGCCAAAGATATCCTTGACCGAAGTTTCCTGCTTCTTCGACTCAGGCAGCATATCATTGTCTTTTAAAAAGTTTTTGAACGTTTCAATACTTGCATCGATTCCGCTCTCTTCGCTTATTGCTGCATAGATGTTCTGGATCGTAAGTCCGTTTTCGATCATGTACTTAATTTCTCCCTTGTACGGTTCGTATTGTTTTCTTTTATTTTCCATTTTTCTTAACCACATCCTCTTGTTTGCTATTACCCTCTTTTTCACTTCTTTTCCGGTAATATCCTCAAGCACTCTGCAGATATGCTCATCCGTGCATCCGAGCTTTACCATTTCTTTGATCTGGAATTTGTACGGATCCAGAAAGTGTGTTGGTCTACTCATTTCCCTCTCACCCTGTTCTTTCTCTTCCGCCTTTGTGCTGCCATGTTGCCCGGTTTGAATCCAGCAGACTGTTTCCTGTAGACTCTAAAACCGTATCTTTTTCTGTTCATGTTTACTCCCTTTCTAAACTCCACCATGCTTTCGAGTTCTTCCCATATCCGGTTGTCTGTATCTTTATTTTTAATTCGTTTCTCGCTTTCATGATGTCTGACCGTTTGATTCCCGCTGCATCTGACTCCATGAGCAGCTTCGCTCCGTCATATCGCCCACCTGCCATTTTATCTTTTAACCATTCCACCGCCTTGTCATAATCGGTCTTAGATACCTCGTTGACCTTGTCCTTAATCTTTTCCAGTTGGACAGTGTTGGTGTTCAGCTTGTTCCAGATTTTCTCAAAATTCTCCTGCATGATTCTGCGATTCTCTAAAATCTCATCTCTGATTACTGTAAGAGCCTGTGCTGCGGTCATCCCTTTCTTTTCCGGTTCTTTTACCAGACTTCCCGGCTCAAGCCCGAGTAGCAAACACATGATCCGTTCCACCGCTTCTGGTTGATCTGGATTATTGGCTATGTAATTCACAAAACTTTCGCTTCTCCCCATTTCTAGGGAGAATCCCTTTTTCGTCTTGCCCTGCTTCTCCAATTGCTTGCAGAGCAGAGCGTAATTTATCGTTACTTTCTTCGGTTCCATAATTCCTCCTAACTAAAGCTTGCTTCCGGCTCTTCCTGTGGACATATTTCTCCATCTGCTTCCATTTCGTTTATGATGATTTTCGTTCCCGCTCTTTGCAATCTCATTAACAACATGTCAAATTCCCCGAGATATCGAAGAGACTGGATATTCACACATCCTAAATTATCAAGTGTATGCTCTTTTTCAAAATCCCATTTTGATATCGGAATCTCGATGTTTAATTCTTCATCATGATCGTTTTCGAAAACAATCACCGCCCTATGCACAGAACTACAAACAGGTCTTTCACTCTCTTCTATTCGCATCTCGCATCCGACCGATTCGTAGTATGGTCCATCGTCAAACTCCACTTCCAGGCCAGTTGTACTGATCTTCTTCTCGCACATTTTAATCCATGCTTCAAACAGATCCGTGACTTTAATCTCTTTTTCTTCCTGCTTGATTGATAAATCCTTAAAATTCTCCAGAATCTTTTTATTCTCAATGCAAGCATCAGAATTTACAATTTCAGTAAGCACCGTATCCAACTTTGGAAGGTATTCCGAAAAATCATACTTCTCTATGTACGGCACCATGACATCGTTTATCTTTTTCTTCAGTGCCTTTTCCGCATCTCCCCATCTAAACGCTGATTCTATTGCCGATTCTATCGATTCCTTAAATTTCTTTTTGAGTATTTCCTTTACTTCTTCCTCGGAGAGACACTCCTGTGCCATTTTTAATAATTCTTCTTTCATTTTGCTCCTCCTTAATTCGAATTCAACAGCTGCTCTTCCAGAGAGTCCATGTCGTATCCTCTGCGTTCGAAGTTGTTTAAGTTTCTGCTTACTGGCGGTTTTGATTGCTTTGCATCTTTGTTTTTATAATTCCCATCCAGAATCTTTGCCATATTTGCATCATTCATCATCCAATCAAAGGTTGCCGACCAATTCCGGTTATTTTCCCCTTTCAGAAAATCACTTTCCTCTGCAAGCTCAAATCCCCTCTTAATGTCATCAATGGAATATTTTCTTAATCTTGCTTTAATTGCTCGTTTTCTTTTTTCGGATAATCGTGTTAAGCGAGGGAATGACACGCAAGTGGCATTATACATATCAGCTATTTGCTGATAATCTACTCTATTACCTCTTATATCTCTTTCTTTATCTTTATCTTCTTCTTTATCTATATCTGTAGCGTGACTTCCCAAATTTGTCACACTTACGTCACGTGACATTTCTGTGACACACTCAATTTTCTGTTTTTCCCTCTGTTTTTGCTTCCTAATCCGGTTCTGCTCCCTGATTTTCTCGAGGGCTTCCGCGTTCTGGTGCTCTTCCCAACCCGGAATAGTAAAAAATCCATTGTCCATCACGATCATTTCAAGCTGCTCCAGTGATTGTAAGGCTAATTTCACGGTATTTTCCTCAAAATCAAGTTCATCAGCCAACATTTTAGGCGTGTATGGGATGTTCTGTGTCAAAAACACCATCCCGTTACTATTGCACCGCCCAGCCATGGTAAGCAGCATTACCCAGATTAAGACAATATTGTTCCCGTCCGGTAATTTCCGCAGATGCTTGATTTTGCGATTATCAAACATATCCGTTGTAATCTTGATCCACTTTACCTCTGCCATCACTCATCCTCCGCAATATAGACAACCACACAAGGCGTGTCCGAGTACACTTTTTCAATCTCCAGACTGGTCACCTGCTTATCATCGGTGTATGCGACTCCATTTAGTCCATCCAAAATGATTTTTGCAATGTTGTCTAAGTCCGGCTTCTTATTCGGCTTTATTTCGCCTTTTAATGCTTTCTCCTTATTCTTCTTAGACCAGCTCTCTGGAATCGGAAATTTCGCTAAAATTCGAACTCTCAGAGGGATGTCCGTGTAAAGCACGCCTATACTCTGCTTGTAAATCCTTGCAACTTCCTTTTCGTACTTTTTATTTTCTGGTGGCGTATATGTAATGACTTTAAATCCGGCTCTGCGGAATCTCGGTCTTGCTTTTCCAACCGGTTTGCCCGGAATTGTAATTACCATTTATTCTCCTTTCTGCTCCCGGAATTACCGGGAGACAATGAATCTGGCTTACTTAAGGTATTTGTGACGTACTGTGCAGCAGCCATGAACGGGTTACAATTTATAGCAAAGGTTTAACCCTTACTAACGTAGTGAAATTCTTGACGGAACTGCTCTTCTGTTCCGTAGTGCTGCAAATAATATTCCTTGCAGCGTTTTCTTAAGTCTCTGTCAACTTTCGCTGCATTCTTCCCTGCACTTGTTCCGTTTGGATGCAGGTCCGGTCTCAATGGAGCTATGAATCCGTAATCCTCCGAAAGTTCAATTTCTCTCGATGTGTGACTGAAAATGTGATGCCTTTCCACCCCATAAGCTCCGGTATACATGCAGTGATCCATGTCCTCTGTAAATATGCTCCACAGCTTCTTTGGTCTGCCGAAAGCTCTTTGATGACCTTTTTTCTTTTTCTTTCGCTTAGGTTTCGAGAATGCCATGTCGCTGTAATCAATACTCACAGTTCAATCCCCCATTTTTGTCTAAGCTCTTCTTTTTCATCTGGGGTCAAAAGGTCTGCATCTGGTATTCCAACCTCTCTGCAATCTTCCAACACGCCTTTGATGAGTCTGCTCATTTCTTTGGTGTTATACTTGCTTGACCCTTTGTAGCATTGCAGAGTGTGTAATGTTTCAGCTCTCCCTTTTAGGTCTTTTACTTCCTGCGCTCCACGATCTATCACAATCCGGAACACTGACTGTGCCAGATAGATGTCTTTTTCCCTGAGCGGTATGTACTCAAAAGCACCGTGGGATTTTAATTCATTTAGGTACGCTTGCCATCTGGTAATATCCAGCTTGTCTGCTAATTTATCCAGCAACACCCACAAATAAGAGTTTGCATCAAGGCTTCTTTTTGCTCTGTATGGCTTTATTTCAAGCGTTAATTTCTCATAATCTTTCAACTCATCATAGGCTTGTCGGAAGTCCTCTTCGGATTCGAATAGGATGGTGTGGCAATCTATCAAACGGCCTTTTAATTTTCCTGTGAATTTCATCAATCATCACCGTAAGTCCTTTTTATTGTGCTTAACATTGTTGCAGCTTCTGTCTCGGTAAGTGTCTGCTCAGTCCTATTGTTTTCTCTCAACCATCGTTCAAGATTGATGCCGTGAGATACGCATAGATTCTTGAGAGTCTTGATTTTCGCTTCAGACGCTCTGTTTTCCCCCGTTTCCGGTATTTGAGCATACATCTTGTTGTATTCCTCTTTAAGCCACAAATCGAACCCTAAGCCGGTATGTATTGCTACGCACTTCACAAACGCCCTGCACATGCTGTTCCAGACTCTTTGCTGACTCATAGAGTTGTCTTTTACAGGGTTTGCCCCATTCATCACAGGTGTTTGCATCTCATATACTTCATCGTCTATAACAACACGGATTCTGGTTTCATAACACCTGTTTTCGTTTCCGTTTTTGTCTTTAAACACTGCCTTTGTCATTCTTAAGCTACTTCCTGTTTCTGGATCTGGAATCGGTGTAAAATAAACATTTTCAGCGCCGTTTTTGTGCAATAAATCAATGCACATCGCCCAGTTTAAGTAATCCATGCCATCTCTTTTTTCAAGATATGGTTTCACATCTACTTTTCTCATTTCTCCATAGCTTTTAAGCATTGCAAGATTCCTCACTTTCTTCATGTACCCAATTACCGGAGTAAAACCATTCCACCAGCATCTCTTTAAACTCTTCCCGTTCATCCGGTGTCCCGTGTAAGCATCTTTCCAGCGCATATTCAAACGCCCGATCTTCTGTTACTACCGTGTCTTTCTCCGGTCCGATACCTACATACATCATTCGTCCTCCATGCCGATAATTGCTTTTACAACATTTGCATCTAAAAAATACTTATCGTCATCTGTGTTATATGTGGTAAACTCAGTGTTTCTTCTTGATTCATACTCCTTTTCAGCCATTGCGATATACCCGATCAATGCATCCGTCCTCCCATCTAATCTGCAAAGACGGGAATATTCCTGTTCGCTTACATAAATTTTATTGTTTTCCATTGCTTATCCTCCTAAAATCTGTTACTATATTCTTGATTTTTTGTCAGAGTACCTACGGCTCCCCAGCCTTTTTGTAGGTGCTCATTTTTAATACCCAAACACCAGATACCACGCCAGCATCGCCAGTCCAAACCCGATCACGGATGCCGCGACCTTGTGCCAGTAAGGCTTGTCCTGCTCCGGCAGATCTACCGATACAGACCGGATGTCCCAGCTATTTAAGGTGTTTGGATGCTGGGTGGTATCGCAACGGTATGTTCCTTTAATCTCCATGCTTGTCCTCCCTTCTACCGCCTAGGCGGTTTTCTCTTCTGTCCTCTTTTCAAGTGTGTAATCAATTTTTACGTGTTCCTGTTCTTCGATAAGAGATATCAACACTTGTATGATTTTTTCCATATCTGGTTTCATGTCATCACCTATCTTCCTCATAGTTTCTTTCGGTCAGAGCTTTCCGGTTTAATTTTTCCGCAAACAGTTCAGCGTCCGGAAGATCCCTGATCTCCACCTCTTTACCGTTGATTACTACGATGTTTTTTATAGTCACTTGAACCACCTCTCTAATATGTATGACGGATGGATTGTCCGAGATATGTTGTCCTATTCATTCTCCTTGTCCTCATTTTCTTCTTCCTTTTTCTGGCTTTTCTGCGATGCCATAGCCTCCGCAAAGCCTAGAAAATATCCTTTATTCATGTCGGACATATCCGGCAATGCCTGTGCTACTTTTCTGATAATTTCTTTCTCTTTTTCGCTCATGTGTACCCTCCTTATGCTGCATTTAAAAACTTGTTGATAAAATACTGCTGACCTTTACCTGTTACTTTGGTTGTTTTGTTAATCCGAACAGAGCCATCTGGATTGACTGCTGTTGTCTCTTTCACTTCAAACAGCCCTAAATTCATAGATTTCTGTGTGGGCGAGTTCCATTCAGTTCCTTTTCTCTTACTCAGATACCCATTTTCACGCAACCACTCAAATAAGCGCTTCTGCCCTGTTTCAACGCCGTTCTGTTTCAAAATCTTTGCCAGATCGCCGATTAAGATGGAAGTATGACTGGTAGCAACAGCATCTGCAAATATCGCTTTCGGCTTCATTTCCTCAATCTGTGCTGTCTGCTCTTCAATGGTCTTCTGCGCTTCTAAGACCGCCAGTGCGAGGAGTTCTTTGCCCTGTGGCTGTTGCAAGTTGTACCTACCTGTCTTTCTGAGTACGGGAAGAACTTCCGCTGTTACCCAGTGTTTGAACTTTTTAGCATTCGGAAGTTTACTTGAAAGAATCAAACCGTAAAGTCCTGACTCATTGATAAGAATTCCTTTTGTGCCATTCACGGTGAACGAATCGTT